GCTTTTTGATTCAATTGTCCAGGGGTTAAACCGTCAGCATAAACGTACTTATGCTTCAAAGAACTCTTTAATCTAGTTTTTATTTTTAAGAAGACGGGTGAGGATATGGCTGCTATAGCCTTCCTTTGCCAATATATGGCTCTAGCCTGGTGCTGTCCCCAATGCATTATTGGGTTCTCCTTCATTAAACTTTCCAATTTAAGGTGTATATTAATTGCATTCAATGGTACCAACCCAAGTTCATGTGATAACAGTTCATTCAATTCTTGTGCTATTCTTAAGCCATCTTTCCTTTTTGATATCCACAGCATTGTTTCATAAGGATCAACATCTAAGATTTGATTGGCCTCAGTGTACGGTGTGAAGGAGTCTTCGAAGTATAATTCTATAAATTCTCTAACTTGGCTTTTTACCGATTTGGTTTCCAGTGGCTTTCTATATTTTATTTTACTAAAGAGCCGGCCTGTTATACTTCTATGTTCTTCAAAAGTCCATTTGGTTAGCACGGGCCTAGACTCAAGTGGTGTGTCCTCATTAAGTGTTATTTTAATGGTTGGTCTAATTTGGTCAGGGTTTTCTTTTGATCGTATGTTCCCTTGATTTATTGGGACATATTGTCGTAGATCCATACTTAAATCGGTATTTATCCACATATTTTGAATTTCATGTGGTACAATTTCATTGTACGTTTCATCTACAGTGGTCATGTTTATGTTGAAATTTAGTTCTTCATCAGCACACACTTCCTGGGTGGCTCTAGAAAAATTTGCATTGTTGGACCAATTGTAACTATTCATTTCAACATCTGTATTAATCATCACATCTGACATTGGATTGGGTTCCAATTCTTTCAATATCACTTCCTCATTGCCAAATTTTTTCCACCAATCCTTGCTATTGCCCAATGATATTTTTTCTTCATTGAGGAAGGCTTCACCACCTTGTGCTGGTCTGACAAACCAACATTTAACCCTGGCAGCATAAAACATTGTTTTAGTCAAATAAGTGTAAGATTGCGCCACCAGTTCATCCCAACTACCCCGCGGAGGTATGCTAACAAATTCGGTCAAGACTTTAGCTATATATAGGTCGTTTTGTTGGGTAAAGGTTCTTTGGGCCATTTCTTCAAATGCTGAACCATAAACTCCTAACAATGACTTCCACTCTTTCTCTGTCAATTTCAACAGCC